CGACTGGTTAGCTCAATCGTCCGATCGCCGAAAACCGTTACGTTGCACGGATCTTCACTTTCTAAAAATTGCATTCTGATCGAATGCGGCCGGACCCGATTAATATCCATGCCAAAAGTAAACGCTCGGCTAAGTAACGAGCTATCAATGGTATCCCGGCTTCCGTCCTCATTCTGATCATAGGCTTGTAGCTCAGTCGGATAAGTCATCCGGCTAATAACCCCGTCTAAACTCGTACCAATAATTAACGCCGTCTCGTTCGGGTCGGTCGTATCAACCGCACAATCCCTAAATGCCAAATCCTCGGCCCCTAAATCAAAACACCAGAGACCCTGCCATTTGCCCAAAACAACTGAATAAATTAAAATGAAATTGTTAACGCTCGAATTGTCTAGCGGCAGCGCAATCATATAGAGCGCGTTCCAGAAACACGCACGCACATTATCGGCCGCCACCCAATTGATCCGATTAATATAATCGCTAATCGGTTCGCTTAACGGCGTCCAAATCCCTTGCTGCTCGCTTGCCGGTGCCTGGCTTAACGCATAAATTCCGCGCCCCGTCTCAGAGAGGAAATAAACGTCGGCCCCGCATTGCACCACACTCCCCTGCACCCGGCACCCGACTTTCCCGCTAATCCGATTTAGTTGCCAATCTAAGACCGCGAGCCCCGGCCCAGTCTCTACTAGCCAGGTCGAGCCATTCCGAAATACTACGATCCGCTGATTCTGATAAAGCGCTTGCCCAGTAATCGCATCACTGGCTATCGGGTCCAGCGTTAGACTGCTCGTAATAACGTCAAAAGTTTCCGGGGTCAGAATATCGCTAACAACAAGCGTGTTCTGGTAACAATAAATCAAGCGTTGTACCGCCCAGATCGGCCATTTTGCACTCGGATACTGAGTCGGCAACGTTACCGTTCCAAATCCCGGCACAGTCTGATCGTACTTGTACAGGTTATTGCCTCGACTGAAATAGAGTACCTTGTCACAAAGAGCCGAGTACACCTGGTCCCCGCGCACAAACGCCGGCCCACCAGTTAACGAACTTATATTTATGGTCCGGTTATCGTACCGAAACCAGTTCGGCCCATCGCTAACCAAGAACTGTCCACCACCGTAATGATGAATCGAATCAAACTGGCCACCCGTATGTTTCAACCGCTGAATCCCAGGCCGCGGCCGATTGAGCGCGTCCAACTGAGTGAGACGATTTACCGTGTCCGCCGCCTCAGTCTGATCAATCGCACTCGGGGGCCGCGAATTATTAACCCCAGCTATCGGGACGCTCAGGTCGACCGCGACTTCATCGTCTAATTGGAGGTTATATAATGGCATTTAGAGTGCAAATGGGTTAGTGCTGCTCGGGTACCCGTACCAATAGCCACCGTCAGCTAAATAGTCGCCTCGTTCGTATACCTGCGGCACAACTTGTTGTCGGAATTCGCTCTGGTGTTTCTCGACGTTTACCGCCGCTTGAATATGGGCCATGGCGTCTTGAGTAGCGGCTTGGGCTTTCTGCACCTGACTGGCCCGTTCCCAACAAGCGCTCTTCGTAAAACTTACCAAGGCTTCCCAGATATGGCTGAGCCGCGGAACGCTCATATCACTTGAGAGCGCGTCCGGCTTGAGCTTGGCCACAATCCGTAAAAACACGTTTTGCTGGGTTCCGTCCCCTTTCACAAAAATCGGCGTCGGATAAAGAATCATCTGGCTAAAGACCATTTCGGTTACCCCGCCTGGGATTACATAAGTCCGGATTGAGTCACTCACTCTGACCGGGGTACTAGTAATGTCTTTAGAAAGATCCGTGATCACCTTGTAACTATTAACAGTCGTCGTCGAAACCGTGCCGGTTGAGCCATCCGGATTATTCAGCCCTTGCAGGTTAAAGGTTTCGCTAATCGGATAATCGTTCGCATCCCGGCCGGCGACATAAAACACGAACGGGCTCGGGTCATTAGTTGAAATAGTTAGGTGTCCCGGATTGAAGTAAGGCCAGGCCAAGTTCTCGCCCCGGTAAAACCAAGGAGTATTACCCGGCAGATTAAAGGACGGGGTGCTAAAGCGCTCAATCCAGTCCCGCTCGTGATAGATTAGCCGGTTATATTGGAGACCGTCAAAAGAGAGCGATAAGCTAATTACTTCCTCGGTATCAAATGGCAAAAAGAAAGCCCCATTTAAAAGCGGGTCCATTTGGCCGTCAATCGTCCTTTGAGCCTCGCGCCAAGAATGCGAATCATACAAGGTCGCGTACTTGAGCTTTAGGGCGCGACGCGCATAATCCAAGGCTTCCGGCGAAATATCGCCGGTCGTCTCAGTGGCGAACTCAATTATATCGCTAACGGTCATAAGTTACCAGCCGGTGTCTGCTTGGTAGTTGTAAAGGTATTGGGTAACACTCGAATTGAGCGTGCTCAAAGTGCAGCCGCCAAACCCCTTTTCGGTTGGGTTGGTAATGGCGGAAACAGCCCGGTCAACCCCAGCATTAACATCCCGCACATTGTTTACCGCCCCAGTCCCGGCACTGTACGCCGTAACCGTTGGGGTTTTCGCCATTGGCTTGGAAAAGCTAACATAAAAGTTCGGGTTAGCACTAGCTGGCGTTATGCAGTTTATCCCCACTGCTGAAGCCGCCCCAGGCAATGTCCCGTAGTTCGCTGATTTACAGTAATAGCGCAGGCACTCGTCCAAAGACTGACTGAATGGCTTATCAATTAACTGAGTGCAGACACTGCCGGGTTCGTGCTGCACAAAACCAACATAAAAAATACTATTAACCGGAAAGGACGCAAAATTGCCAGAGCCTGGGCCACAAACAAAGTTACCGTTTTGCCAGGTATCATTGGCCCCAGAAGTAAAAGTTGAACCTGCTCCCAGACCAATTCCTAAAGTATAGCCCAGATTTCCTGCAGTCAGTGGCCAGGTAGCACTGGGCGTCCAGACCGGCAAATTAGGCAACGAAATCAAGGTCCATTGATTAGCCGTAGAGATAGTACATAACTTTGTAAGTGTATAATAAGGGGAAGGGCTGGTGAGCCTTACGCTAAAAGTAAAAGGAGCAGAAGTGCATTGAACCAATAAAGATAAAGAATGAACATCACCAATTAGTTCACGTAGCAAAGTCCCCTCGACACTCTGTGTTAATTGCACGTATTCACCTGCCGCCAAAGTAGGTTGTTGTGCCGACAAGAGTACTCTAAAGCATTGCGAACTAAGCTGATAGGATGTCCCAGGAGCTACTAAAGCGGTAGGAGTCGGAACAACCTGGCGAGCGGTAAAAGTAGCGGTAGCCGTATTTTTACCAATAGCCCAACGATCTACGACCGTGGCTGTAAAAGCACCGGTCGGTACAACTAAACCAGCTCCAGCATAGCGTTGGTCCACTTCAGACCCAGGATTACCGATACTTGAAAACGAGCGCAAACGCATTAGCCCGATTCCCGGCGAACTAGCCGCCGGCACACAATGGTTAGTCCCATCAATTATGTCAGTCGTTAAACCCGACACCTGGCGCAACATCCCGTTCTGGGTCGCGTCCGCTAAAACCAAACTACCCGACACACTCGCACTAACATTGCTTGCTAAAACCTGGGCATAACTCCCATTACTTTTCAGTAACAAGAAGATATCGGTCGGGTCCATAGTCGAACTCGACGGCCTACTCGTGTAAAAAGCCGGTTGTATCACGCTCTGGCCAATAATGGCGTTCATCTTGGCCGCCGTAATTCCTTTTTCCCCGTCCGCAAAAACTTTTCCGGTTACGATATCTGCCATAAGGGTTAGAGACTAAAAATTAAACTATCTAAACTCACCGTTTGCTGATCGGCTTGAATCGCCCAGGTAAACGCATTCTTTAACATCGCGTAAATGGTCACTTGGCCGTTTGTGGCAACGGTTGCGTGATAGATAACCACGTCATCACCGTCACCGGTCTGGAACCCAGCAAGAGTTACTCGCCGGATGCTCGCCGGTTGAGCGCCAGCCGGAAACGTGAAAGCCAATTGAGCCGCTCCTACAGCCTGAGCAATCGTCCCTTTGCAATAAATCGTGCTGACACTTCCAACTACGTGAATCCTGTAACGCGCTGTATCCACCTCGCTCCAGCCAGTCGCGTAACTTAAAGCCGTCCACGTACCCGGATCGCTCCCGACCCCAGCCGGCCCTTGCGGCCCTGTCGCACCAGTTGCTCCAGTATTTCCTATCGGGCCTTGGATGCCTTGAGGACCGGTCGCCCCAGTCGCACCAGGTGGACCTTGTGGGCCGGGAACGGTTGAAGCAGGGCCTGTTGCTCCGGTTGCGCCTGTCAAACCTATTGGCCCTTGAGGACCGGTTGCGCCCGTTAGTCCAATCGGGCCTTGAGCTCCGGTCGCCCCAGTCGCGCCCGCCGGACCCGCTGGACCCGGAACAGTCGAATCCGCCCCAGCCGGCCCAGTTGGACCAGTTGAACCAGTCGCGCCTGTCGCGCCAGGTGGCCCCGGCACAGTCGATGCCGGTCCCGTCGGCCCCGTCGCGCCTGTCAGTCCCGTATCACCTTTTGGCCCTTGGCTTCCCGTCGCTCCAGTCGGCCCAGTTGCTCCCGGCGGACCAGGCACCGTTGACGCAGCCCCAGTATCGCCCTTTGGTCCTTGTGGCCCCGTCGCCCCTGGTGGCCCGGTCGGCCCTGTCGGACCAGGAGGCCCCGCTGTCCCGCCTAATGCACTCCCAGACACCTTCTTGTATGTCCCATCCGACATTAGCGCGATCAGGTAATCACTCGCCCCTACCCCGCTCGCTACCGGCTTAGTGCTAATAAACTCAGTCGATATCGTGTTGTTCTTCCAAGCCAAATTAAGCTTAGTCGCCGTTACCCCAACTTGCGGCGAATCCGTGAAAACAACTTCAGTGTCAAAGTCGCTGCTCATAGCACTTTGTGGTTTGGTGGGTACAAGTAATTAACGAATCCCTTGGCGATTGAATCCGCTAACAGCAATTTGTACTCGTCCCTTTTAAGCAGCTCCTCAGTTTTCGGGTGCGAGATAAACCCTACCTCGACCAAAACCGCTGGCATGTTAGTGCCGTTCAAGACATACAAATCGTCCCGTTTCTTTACTCCCCGGTCCCGATCACCCGTGGCTAGCACCAGTGCGTTCTGAATCGGGATCGCTACATCCAGCCCTTTCTCGCTCTTGTACAACGTCTCAATCCCAACAGCCTCTGGGCCGTTTGAATTGCAATGAACACTGATGAAATAATCAGCCCCCCAATTGTTGGCAATCTCGCACCGGTCCTCCAAAGTTATGTAGTCCTCAGTCATGCGGGTCATCTTTAGTTCCAGCCCGCTCCTGATCGCCAAGAGGTCACAGATGTAGTGACAGATTTTAAGGACCGTAGGCGCTTCGTCTAAACCGGTCGGGCCGCCAGCCCCTGGATCATGGCCGCCATGGCCAGCGTCGATTGCAACCTTCATGGCTCAAAATGATCTGGTGCCGAGTTTTTGCGCACTTGCTCACCATGCATCGAGCGCACAATCAAATTAAGCTGACCTAATTGCTGATCAGCCTTCTGTAACATCGCTAGCTGGTTTTTAAGCTGTACCGAATTGGATTCCGCCAAGTCTTTAGAGCTAACAATCAGAGCCTTTTGCCGGTCCTCGAATTCATCGATCTTATTATAAACCAAGTGAATCTCTCGTACGGCTTGCTGGATCTCGGTATTACCTTGTTGGGTCTGAAACAAATTGCTTCCTCCACTAATCAAGATCAGTACAACCGTCGGCCAATTTAGGTTCTTAAGCTGATCAAGCGTCGTCCCGTTTCTACCAGAATTCGAAGGTGCGGAGCCGGGTTCGGTCATGTTTGAATCCGTGCCTAGTAAAAATGGCCACGACCTCAGTTAACACTTCACCAACTACCCGGGGGCTCACTTCCCAAGCCGCTCCCCACCAGTGCAGATTCGGCCCAGGCCCATCCAGAAAACAGTAGCACTTGACGTACTGATCTAACCCGTGCGCGTGCCTCTCCGGCCTAGTCCAGCGTTCGTAAATCTCCCGCTCAGCTTTTGCGAATGGCACGGTCATTCGCCGATTCATCCGCACTTTGCGAACCCACTCATCCGCAAACCACACCGATTGCATCGGTTCCCGTAACTGGAGCCAAATCGTATTGCGATTTAACCACCATTCGTTGGGCATCGCATCCGGCCCCAAATCAAACTTACCGTAAACCGCCTCGGCTTGTTTAATCCTCGGGCTTATTGGTTCAAGCGTCGCGAATCTCATCGTAAAGTTTCTTTACCCGTTCCTTACTCAAATCGCTCTTGATCCGAAACCGGCTGCCTTGGGCAATCTCCCGCTCGTGATAATGCTTCAAGATCTGAACGGCGGACTCTGCTTTCCGCCGCTCAGCCTCACTGCGTTTATCCCGAACGATAATGCTAAGGCCCACCCAATAACGCGTTGGCCGCTGCTCCGCGGCGCAACCGCGCTCCCATAGCTTTAGTTCCCGGACTGATCCCGCTCGGGGGGCCTCCACCAGGACCGCCCGGAGGCCCACCTGGTGGCCCGCCGGCGTTCTCCTGGCCTTCTTCAGCCGGCGTTTCCCCAGCTTCTTCGCTTACCGGTTCGTCATTAACCGAATCGACTTTTACAACTGCACTGTCACCTTGAACGCTTTGCACCGTCCCTTGAACAGAAAACTCTACTTGGTCGCCTTCCTCTGGTGGCGTGTCCCCTTCCATTAGGGCGCTCAAGGGTAAACGGGCGGTATAGTTACCACCCGCATCTTTACTGACCCCTATCGCACTTGTACCCGTAGACATAATTTTTTAAGTTGGGGTATAGGACGTTAACGTCTGCAAAACCACTCCGTTCCACGTGCTAGTCGCCATCGCGTTAAAGAAGGTCTTCCAACTATACGTGTAGAACTGGTTAAACGGATTAGCGCTATCTGGTGTGGTAATGGTCATCACCTTCGGTGCCGTCGGTGTCTCAGCTTCAAGAGCCGGCACCGCAAACGCGTCTTTACCGAATACCAGTGACGCAATAACCGTTGTCGGCGTTAAGGGCGGTACACCCGCTGCCGGCGTTGCCTCGGTCGTTGTCTGGTACATCGGGTTTGTCCCCCTCAATACCTTGACCCCGAAAAGCCGACCCAGCTCGCCTTTCCAAATCTGGTCCGGTTTCTGGAACGCACTCGCATAAGTCCAAGCGTTACCCTGTTCCTGAATCAAATCGCGCTCTTGTTCCGGACTCACGACGGCCGCAAAAAAACCGTCGTCAAACTCCTTGGCTTTGTTCAGCCGCATCTCAGTACAAACGTCAATTAGATCGTTGGTACTGAAATGACCGGTAGCACCAGTCAAAGCCTGCAGAGTCGTGTAATCAACCGCTGTCCCCGCATACCTTCTGGTAAACTTAGTCGGTTCCTCAGTCGTCCCCTGAATACACGCGTTCCGAATCAGAGTGTCCGCCCAGAGGCTGGCCTCTTCCCCAAACTTCGTCATCAGGCTTTCGCCCGTGTTCAAGAACTCCGTCTCATCGACTATGTCGCTTACCTGCGCATAACCCCCGTACTGGCTCAAAGTACGAGTGACATATTCGTAAGTGAGTTTGTAGGGGTTGTTGCTCGGTGGCGTGCCTTCAGTCAAGGTCAGCACCTGAGTGATATCAGCCGGTGGCGCCCTAAAGAGCCGAATCGTCTTACTACCCTGGCCTTTAGGAATCGTGGCCTTATAGCCCAGGGGATAAAGTTGTAACGTATTAATCTGGTGTTCCAGTAACGTTTTCGAAAAATAGAGCCGGTACTCAGCCGCTTTATCGACCGTTGTAACCGCTCCATAAACAGGTGGAGGCATAACTTCAGTGTGTTAGTTAGTTTTTGTTGTTTAAATGAACGGCTCGCCTCGGCCGACGTTGTTTAACAGGTGTTTGCGCATTTCTGCACGCGGCAGTCTG